CGGTGTAGAGCGCGTGGTAGATCGTGGCCGGCCAGCTGAACGCCTGCGCGCGGAAGATCAGGTCGACGAGCTTATTCGCCAGGTAGTCGCTCATGCCGCCGGTCAATCCGAGGCTGAACTTCAGCTGAGACGTCGCGAGCGAGACGACGTCGGTGTTCGCGATCACGAGCGGGTCCTCGAGCTCCCAGACCATCCAGCAGTTGCCTGCTGAGCTGGCATCGAACAGTCCGACCGCGACCATCGTCGCGCCACCGGTTGCGGTGCCGAGCGCGATCGGCGCGTTATTGCTCGTCGTGTGGCTCGTGCCGCTGCTCGCGAGCGTCGTGCCGTCGCCCTGCGTGCCGGAGAAGTTGGCCAGGCTGCGCGTGACGGACGCTCGAGCGAGCCCGATGCCGGTGATCTCGGTCTGCGTGGCGTCGGTGTAGGCGCTGAGCGGCGCGATGTGCCACGCGGCCGGCAATGAGGCGAGGCCTTGCCCGCGGAAGAAGTCCGCCAGCTTGTTCTCGCCGAAGTTGGTGAGCTGGCTCATCTTAGGCTCCGTCGTTGGTGTGTTCGGAAGACAGCATGATTCGCGCTGAGTCCTGCACGATGCCCGTGGCGATCTCCCGGATCTCGATGAAGAGCTCGCAGTCCCAGAAGACGAAGACCTCGGCGTCGGCCGGCAGGAGCAGCTCCCAGCTGGGGCTGGTCTCGCAGCCGAGCCACGTGTCGAGCGTGCCGGACGTGGGCGCGTGCGCAGTGCCCAGCACCAGCGAGAGGCTGTCGCCGAACCCGGTCCTGTGCTCGGTCACTGCGCCGGTGTACGTCGCGCGCACCTGGTAGAGCGCCGCGACGCTGGGCTCGATCTCGCCGAACAGCATCCATTCGCGGAAGTAGTCACCGCCGGGGTTCGCCGTCGCAAAGCCGTCCGAGCCGATCGTGTAGCTGGTCGTTGCGTCGACGATGTTCATCGTGCGGTGCACGATCTGATGCGAGCTGATCGAGACGATGGAGACGGTTCCCGCGCCCGTGTCGTCGTCGGCATCGTTCGGCGCTCCGACAGGGTCCTGAATGTCGCCGGGGCCAGGCAGAAGGTGCACATCGGCGGTGTGCACGCGCTCGTCGTCGATGACGCCTGTCAGGGTGTAGAGCTGCGCTCCGACGTCCGTCGTGCCGCCGTCGGCGATGGACACCACCTTCACCAGCTCTTTCGCGCCGAGAAGGTACTTCGGCCGTTCGCGCGTTCCGTCGCTCAGCACGAGAGAGAAGTCGGGCGCGGCGGCCAGCGTCACGTCGTATGGCGTCGGGCCGGGAGCGACGAGGACCGGTGTCGTCAGCGTGCCGTCGTCGCGGATCAGCGTCAGGTAGAGGTCGCCGCCGCTGAAGTCCGGGGGGTCGGACAGGCCCATCACCAAGGTCGACGAGTCCCAGAAGGCGACGTCGCCGCTGTGTCCGTAGCCCTGGATGTCGGGCAGGAAGTCGACCGGGCTCATGTACGCCGGCAGCATCCCCTGCATTTCGGTTGTCCACGTGGCGACGCGCTGCCGATAGAGCAGGTTCGCCGCTTCGTACAGTCCCTCACGTTCAGCGTGCGTCGCGCCGGTGACGCCTTCGAGGCGGCGGATGATCGGGTTCGACATCGACACGACGCCGGGGCACGGGCACTCGATCGGCGTCCATTCCCAGGTCCGGTGATCCTGGTATTCGATGATGACGCCGTCGGGCGAGATCCTGCTGCGCAGCGTCTCTTCGATCGTCATGCCCGGCCGGCAGTTGCGCGGCGTGAATGCCGTCACCGGCAGGTCGGCCAGCTCGTCCCGCGCGACGCTGATCACGCCGTTTCGCCGGAACACCCTCGAGCGGCAGCTGCGGGCGATCAGCTGCATCGCGTCCCAGGCGTTGACCGTGCTGTCGAAGATCCAGTCGAAGCGATCCTGCCGGGCGTCGCAGGTCTGCGCCAGGTCGTAGAACGACTGAAGGTCGACGCGGGCTTCCGGCTTGTCCATGCCCCAGGTGTCGGACACCGCCAGATCCAGGATCCACCATGCCGGGTTGCGGCTGTGGACCTCCGCCTGCCAGGCGAGCGCGGCATCGAGGGTGCGCACCTTCGCCTCGGTGATCAGCCGCACGTCGCGGCTCGACCCTGAGCTGAGCTGGCTGGACGCGCGCAGCACCACCTCGTAGTGCGCGCAGTGCTCGTTGAGCGGCGCGGGCTCGTCGAGGTAGGCGCGCAGGCCCTGCCAGACGAGCTCGTGCAGCGCGACCGGATCCTCGTCCTTGATGTCGGTCCGCACGACGCGCACCTCGACGCGCGCCGGCGGGTTGATCTCGTAGCGCACGCTCCACCGCTGCGGCGACGAGGTGAAGGCCGTGCGGGTCTGCTCGGACCCCAGCACCGCCCAACTGCCCAGCAGCTGCCCGAAGTCGTTGATCGGCCGGTATTCGACGCGCCAAGTCACGGTGAGCGGGAGCTCGCGGCCCAGACCGCGCGGCGCGATGATGTCGATCCCGATCGCGCTGCAGCGTCGATTCGGCGCGCACGCCGAGAATCCGCCGACGTACTGACCGGACTCGAGCACCTGGCCGGCGACTTCGGCAGCCGTCGTGACGTTCGCCTCGACGGTCGACGGCATTTCGCCGGGTGCCAGGTACTGCGCCGTGACGACGTCGGCGAACCGGCTGACCGGCGTGTTCCCGATCTTGGCGACGACGTCGTGATCGCCGATTCCGACTGCGAAGAGCGCGAAGAAATACTGCTCGTTGTCCAGATTGGGGTCCGGCTCGCCGGGCTTGGAGCGGTATTCGAGGTACGGCTGGCACGCCAAAGGCGGGTTGAACTCGCGGCGCCCGCAGACCTTCGGGATTGGCTGGTCGAGGCGAGCCTCGTTCCCGCCGAGTCCCGTCGTGGCGCCGTCGCCCGTCTGCTCCGGCTTCGGCGGCGGCTTCAGCGCCGTCGGCGGCACGAGCATGTTGTAGGCCATCGACGCGGCCATGAGCCAGGCGCCGGCGGCCGGGTTGAAGAACGAGACGACGATCGAGGCGATCTGAAGGATCGAGCGGAAGTCTTCCTTGTCCTGCGGCACGTCGTACCACTCGATGACGTCGTCGGCGCGAGTCGGGCGATCCCAGTCGGCCCGCAGCAGCCATTCGCCATTGAGGCGGCACACCAGCAGGCCGCGCGCGGCGGGCGCCAGCTCGCGCAGCGGCACGCCGACGGGCACGCGCTGCATGTCCGATGGCCGCAGGCCGATGATCGGATTGGTCGATACCCCGAAAACCGGGTCCCTGCCGCTCATGCGCTTTGTCTCCAGAGTTCGTGATGCATGCCGGCTACGGCCTCTCGCCAGGGCTGCCAGATGACGCCGGCTTCGTGTGTCGAGTGCAGAACCCCGAGCGCTCCGTTCGCGCGCACGGCCAGCCCGCAGTGCAGGCGCACGCGGCTGCGCATGAGGACGATGTCCCCTTCGACCGGCGTCGCGCTGCCGATGGGTCGCAGGCCCGCGGCGCGCACCGACTGCTTGATCGCTCGGACGTTGCCGGGGTCGACGTCTTGACCGTCCCCCACGGCGACAGCGGGGAACTCGATGGAGTGCTGCACCCGGAACACGTAGCGGACGAGGCCCCAGCAGCTGAAGGCGGCCGGGCCGTCGGCGTCCGCCTGCCAGGGTCGCCCGATCAGCAGGCGCGCCCAGTGCCGGCCGTTCATCGCTTCAGCCCCGGGTAGTGCTCACGCCGGAACGTGATGCGCGGCACCGCGATGTTGGCGTCGTCGTCGTAGCCTGCCGTCAGGCTGGCCGCAGCACTGGAAATGCTCGCCCGCTGCCATTCGTAGGTGAGCGGCGGCAGGATGGCCGGCCCGGAGGTGTCGTCGCTCGCGTACAGGCGCTCGATGATGGTCCAGGGCTCAAGCGATCCGCGCGCTGCGTCGAGCGCCGCCTTCATGATCCCGCCGACGTCTGGCCGGCTCATGGTGATCGACGGGTTCGCGGCCTCCGCCGATTCCTCGGGTCGCTCGAACGCCAGCGGGCACGCGATGAACTCGACTTGAGTCGAGGCGTCGCGCGGTGCGTCGGCTTCGAGCGTCGCCAGCAGGTCCGCTTTGTCGTTGACGAAGCGGATCGGCTCGGCGAGTGACACGTGGTGCAGCTCGTAGGCGAACAACATTGCGCGGCCGATTGGCGCGACTGCAGCAGCCTCCTGCAGCGCCTCGGACAGGGTGACGCCCTTGCGGGTGAGGTTCGGCATGATCAGCGGTTCGGGAATGGTGTCGTCGACGGGGTGTAGTTGACGCCGCGGTATCGCGCCGCGTGGGTGACCCGAACCTCATCGAGGTAGCACGGCACGTAGTCGCCTGGCGACTGGCGCCCAATTTGGTTGTCGAGGTTGGAAGGAACCGCCGACACGTTGTCGTAGGTCGTGGACGAGGTAAGCACGCCGTCCTGGTACAGGCGCACCACCTGCCCATGACGCTCGACCGCCCACGCTACCCATTGATTCGTCGGGATGGGAGCAGGACTCTGAACGCCACGAGACTCGACGCCAATGATGACGCTGGACTGCAGGTGTCCGTTCAGCGCCACCGTTACACGGATGGCGCCAGGGCAGTCGAAGAACGCCCCTGTGCCAGTCTGTGCGCCTGTCACATAGATCCAGCCCTCCACCGTCCAGTCGCTCACGCCGAAGTTGACGGCGCCGTTGTTCACCAGCGGCACATAACCGCCATTGAACAGCCCGCCGCCCGTGCCGAACTTCGCCGTCGCTGCGATCGATGCTCCGTTTTGCCCACCCGAGTGCCCGGCCAGCGTGGACGAATCGGTGAACACCGACGACCCCACTTCGCCGTCCATGTGCATCAGCAGCTTGACGTCACCCCAGAACGGATCATCACCGTCTATCGGAAGCTCGCCTCGCCCGCGAACCTCGCACATGGCAGAGAAGCGCCAGAAGCCGCCCGGGACGAACTGCAGGCGCGGCTGCTCGCGAAACTTCCGGACAGCCGTCACCATGCCGCGCGGAAGCGGCCACTCGGCGGCGAACCACGCGCCTCCGAAACGCAGCGTGTCGCGCCACCATTCGTCGAACTGAGCGGACTGCGCTTCGGTCATCGGCGGCCATGTCAGCCGCTCGAAGTCCAGCCGGTCGCGCTGCAGGGGGCGCGCTTCACGCGGCCGATCGGCGTCGGACAGCGCGCGGCGCTCTGCTGGCGTGACGGTGCTCGTCTGGGGGCAAGGAAGCGCCGCCGGGTACTCGAGGGCGGCCATGGTCAGACCACCGGCAGCGCGTCGATGATCGGTGCCGCGCACATGTTCACGATGTAGCGCAGCGCCTGCGCATCCGGATGCGTCCCGTCGGGGATGCGGGCGTGCCATCGCGGCTGCAGCATGAACTGCGTGTAGACGTCGATCAGCGCGCAGCCTTTCGCCGCGGCGACATCCCGCATCGCGGCCGCATACGGTGCCATATTCCGGCCGAGGTCGGTCGACGGATTCGGCGTCTGGAAAATCACGATCGCACCGCCCGGGTTGTCCGCGAAGAACTCCAAGTTCTCGATGTAGTCCTCGAGAGGCGTGAACGCAGCGGGGAAGCCGACATAGCCGTCTCGCAGGCCATGATTGATCACGACGTAATCGGCGCTCACGGAGCCCGGCCACGGGGCATTCAGCCCGTCGGTGCCGTTGCGGAGCTCCACGCTGTTCGTGCCGCCGACGGCGCGATTGACGACCCGCGCGCCCCACCGCTTCAGCCAGTAGGGGTACGCGCCGAGTTCGGAGTCCATCGTCGAGTCGCCGAAGACCTGGATCGTCGGGCCGTCGGTCAGCGGTGGCGGCACCATCGCGAACGCTTGACCCATCGTGTTGACGATGCTCCCCATCGATCAGGCCCTCCGCGCCAAGTAGCCGGAGAAGTGGGTTTGCGAGGCGATCACGTTCGCGCTCGCACCGCCAAATCGGTACGCCCGCAGATCGACGTAATCCCCGACCGCGAGGGCGATCAGGTCGCACCCCACCGGCGTGGCGTCGACTCCGGAAACCGCATTGAAGTTGCCCTGAGACGCGAGGGTGCCGTTCTTGAAGAACCCCAGGCGCCCCTCGGTGATGCCGGATGCGCCCTGAATTCGAACCGCCGCGTTGAACTGATAGTCGCCCGCGACAGCTGCGGTGAAACGGTGGTTCGTCACCAGATCGAAGGCGGATGTCCGATCGAAGATGGCGGTGTCGAATGTGACTTGCGTGAATGCGTCGTTGGGCAGCGACATATTGCTGCCCCGAACGACCTTGAAGGACGCGTGATCGTCGACGTCTTGATTGTTGACGACGTCCCAGCTGGCGCCGACAGCCGCCTGCGTGCCTCCGGCATTGGCAGCCGTGGCGATGAAGATGTCATTGCGCAGGACGTCGATCCCAGACGCTCCGCCAATCTTCCCGGCGACGCTGACGATGTACCAATCGCCGGCGCTCGCGGCCGGGTAGTTTGGGTTCGCCGAGCAATTGAAGAATCCCCTGTAGCCTGCCCCCGACACAAGGTCCGCGATGTCCTGCACGGTGGCCTTGCGCGTGAGAACGGGCGAATCTGGAACGCTGAGCTCGACTTCCTCGGCCCCGGTCAGCGGGAGGTCCGCCGGGAGCATCTCCGAAATTTTCATTGGGTCAGTCCTCTATGGTTCGCGACACACCGTCTTCGGTGATGCGGATCTGGCCGTCTTCCGTGAGGCGGCGCGTGGCGTGCTGGTCGTCCAGCGCGACGACAACTTCCATTCGCAGGACAGTCGGCTGCAACAGCTGCAGCAGCACCTCCATCGCGAGCAGCTTCGGCACGCTGACGATCGAACGCACGTCGAGCAGCGGGGCAGCGACCTCCATGCGCAGAACGCCCGTTTCCGGGCCCGTCTCGCTGCCTTCGCCGGTCAGGAGCAGCACGCCCGAGACGCGGCCGCGCCCCAGGTGCAGCATTTCCGTCTGGAAGCTGACCCAGCGCGCGCGCCACCAAAGCAGCCCTGCCCCCACGTTCTTCATCTGCGCGGCAAATTCCAGCGCGCCGGCCTGCAGCGTGTCCTCGAACCACTCGTCGACCGCGGCCATTTCGTCGGCCTCGAGCAGCCATCGCACCGTGACAAGCCGCTCCGTCACCGTCCAGACGCGTCGCGCCCGGCTGTGGCCGGTGGCGAATGGCACCTGTGCGAAGACGGAGTCCTCTTCGATGCCGTGCCCTTCAGCCAGGACGAATGGCGTCCCGGCCGGCGCCGTGATCAGCGGGATGGTCATGCGCGCCGGGCGAGTCCGCCGTTCAGGTTGACGCCCCGGCCCTTCAGCGCACCGGCGACCTTTCCGGTGCCGTTGCCGACGCCGGCGGCGATTCGGGTCTCAGCTGCGTCGACCGCCGCCTCGATGAGGACTTGCCAGTCGCCCGACTGGTCACGTTCCGCGCTCACCCTGGCCGGTGCGTTGTTCGTGATGTAGACGTTACCCCCCGCCATGCCGCTGGCGGCTGGGTTGTAGCGCTTCGGCACGACGGCTTCGCCCTTGTGGAGCAGGGTCACCATGTCGCGCTCGATGTAGTTCGACCCCGTGTCCGCGCCACCGCGCAGCGAGTTCGGCAGGACGGACCCGCCGTTGATCCCGCCGCCGCTCTTCGCGCCGTAGAAGCTGCTGAACAGCGAAAGGAGGTCACCGAAGCCGCCCTTGCCCGTGCTGCCGCCGCTGAACATCTTCTCGGCGAGCTTGGCCGCCACAGCGTCCGTGGCCATGCGGGTAAGCATGTCCAGGAACGCGCGCCCGATGTTCTTGAAGTTGCCCGTCAGCGCGTCGTAGAGACCCTGTCCGAGCGTGTCCTGCGTGTTCTCCTGCAGCCGCTTCAGGAAAGAGTCCGTCTCGTCGGCGGTTTCCTTCGTCTTCTCGCTCGCGCGGTCGAGCGCTTCGACGGCCAGGTCGACGCCGCGCGAATACGTTTGATGGTCGATCGCGCCGGCCCGCAGCAGCCCGTTCAGGCGTTCCAGCTCGGCGCCGTAGCGCTCCGCCGGCGTGCGGGTCGCCTCGAAGACGCGCTTCCCTTCCTGTGCGAGCTCTCGGTGTGCAGCCTTCAGGTCCTCGACCTGATTCTTCTCGGCTTCCAGCTGCGATGCCATGCGTTTCGCCGCGTCGATCTGCGCCGCGAGGTCGAGCGCCTTGCCAGCGCCGGCGGCGTCGATGCCCTTGATTCGCTTCGCCTGGATGTCCGCGAGCACCTGCTCGACAGCGCTGAGCTCGCGCGTACGCTCGATCTGCTTCTGAAGACCGTCCAGGTAGCGGGCCACGTCATCGACCGGCGCCTTCGGCTTCTTCGCGGACTCGGGAAGCGTTGGGGCGGCTTCCAGCCCGAACGGTGTGCCGCCGCGCCCGCGCCGCGCAAGTTCTCGGCGGTCCGTTTGACCGAGGTCGCCACCACCGACCCGCATCACGCGCTGCTCGAAGTCGTCGAGCTCCTTCCGCGCGCGCGCCGCATCCTCCTTCACCGCCTCGCTGATGGCCGTGAACTGGTCGAAGTCCCCGCGGGCAAGGGCTGCGAGCTGGGCTGCAATGCCGCCGATCTCGCGGCCGACGCCGGCGAAGACGAACGCCACGTTCGCGCCGACGACGACGATCGTCTCGAAGACGGTCTTGATGCCGCCCACGACGGCCGATATTCCGGTCCCGTTCTCCTTCACCTTCAGGAACTCGTCGGCGACTGCCTGCAGGCTCGGAAGCAGCGCGGCGGCCAGCTCGCGGCCGAAGGCGCCCGTGATCAGACTCAGCTTCCCCAGCGTGTCGTTGAACTGGTCGGCCGCCGCCGCCGTCTCGGCGGTGACGCCGCCGAACCGCTGGTAGTACGCGATGTTGTCCTGCAGCGCGCGGCCGCCGTCGTCCAGCAGCGGGATGATGTCGGCGCCGGCCTTGCCGAACAGGCGCAGCGCGAGCGCCGATTTCTCCGGCCCGTCGGGGAACTTGGCGAAGCGGTCGGCGATCGCGACCATCGCGCGGTCGGCGCTGATCGTGTTGCCTTCCGCGTCCTTCACCGCGATCCCGAGCACGTCGAACGCCTGCGCGGCCTTCTCGTCGCCGGCCGCCGCCTCGGCGAGCGTCTTGTTCAGCTTGCCGGCCGCCGCCGCGGCACTCTCGAGGTCACCCCCCGCCAGGCCCGCGGCAAAGCCGATCCCGCCCAGGGTGTCGACGGCGATCCCGGTCTTCT